ATCTACAGCTGCTAATCAACAACAAATGGCTGATCTAAGTGCTATGATGACAGCAGGTATTGCTAATTCACAAGCAATGTACCAGCAACAGATGGCACAAAACGCTGCCCTTGCAGAGCAAGAAGCTGCTGATAATCGCGCATTCATGATTAACTCTAGTCGTCAGACATCTCCTGCTAACCTTCAACTTGGTATTGGATATAACCAGAATAAACTTGCTGGTACTGAGGGATTTAAATATCGTCCTCAGTCAGCTCCTTCTGTACCTATTGCCTTTACTTCACCTACATTGTCTGCCTCTGCAGCTTCACAAGTACCTACTGTTATTAACGTCTGATGACTGCTAAAATTCGTTATGACAGATTGTCTTCAGACCGTGCCCAGTTTCTAAACACTGCTAGACAGGCAGCCGATCTAACTCTTCCTTATCTTATCCGAGAGGATGAGGTCTACACCAAAGGATCTATCAAACTAACAACCCCGTGGCAAAGCGTTGGTGCAAAGGGGGTAGTCACTCTAGCATCTAAATTGATGTTAGCTCTACTACCACCTCAAACCAGTTTCTTTAAGCTACAGGTTAATGATATCAACCTTGGTCAAGAACTAGGTCCTGAGATTAGATCAGAACTTGACTTGTCGTTTGCTAAAGTAGAACGTATTATCATGGAGGCTATTGCAGCTTCAGGTGATCGTGTCGTTGTACACCAAGCACTTAAGCATCTTGTTGTAGCTGGTAATGCTCTTATCTTTATGGGTAAGGATGGGCTTAAGCTTTATCCTTTGAACCGTTATGTAGTAGATAGAGATGGCAACGGTAATGTTATTGAGATCGTAACAAAGGAAACAATCTCGAAAAAAATACTGAAAAAATTTTACCCCAATTATAAAGATCCTCAACCCAATGAGCCAATGGATGAATCCAGGTCTCATGAAGATGAGGTTGATGTCTACACACATTGTACTTTAGATAACAATCGTTGGATCTGGCATCAAGAAATCAATGGGGAACAACTACCTGGATCTCAAGGTAAAGCACCGAAGGAATCGACACCTTGGTTGGTGCTTAGGTTTAACCATGTAGATGGTGAAGTCTATGGTCGTGGTCGTGTGGAAGAATTTATTGGTGATCTTAAGTCACTTGAAGCACTGTCACAAGCAGTGGTAGAGGGATCTGCTGCTGCTGCTAAAGTGGTCTTCACTGTCTCCCCATCAAGTACGACTAAACCTGCTACACTTGCTAAAGCTGGTAACGGTGCTATCATCCAAGGTCGCCCAGATGACATTGGTGTTGTACAAGTTGGTAAAACAGCAGACTTCCAAACTGCTTACCAAATGATTGGTACACTAACACAACGTCTAAGTGATGCATTCCTTATCCTTACTGTACGGCAAAGTGAACGCACCACAGCTGAGGAAGTACGACTCACACAACTTGAACTCGAACAACAACTCGGTGGACTATTTTCCCTTTTGACTGTTGAGTTTTTGGTACCGTATCTAAATCGTAAACTCAGTGTTGCACAAAAGGTTGGCGATATTCCTCGCTTACCTAAGGGTGACATTGTACGACCTACTATTGTTGCAGGCATCAATGCATTAGGTCGTGGTCAAGATCGTGAAAGCTTGGCACAATTCCTCGGTACTATTGCACAAACAATGGGACCGGAAGCCCTTCAAACCTACATCAATCCTGAAGAGGTCATCAAACGATTAGCTGCTTCACAAGGTATTGAAGTCTTGAACCTTGTTAAGAGTATGCAAGAAGTTCAGCAACAACAACAAGCCGCTATGCAACAACAAGCACAGATGGCTATGGCACAACAAGCTGGACAACTAGCACAAGTTGATCAACGTCGTGAACAAGCTAATGCTGAGATGGCTCAACAAATGATGCAACAACAACCACCACAAATGTAACCACCACTTATGAGTGAAACTCTAACTTATAACGAAGCACCTGCAGATCAAGGTGAACTCAATGCTGATGAGCAAGATTCCCTGGCTGTAGCTGAAGCAGCTGAAGGTGAACGAAATCAAATGTATGCTGGTAAGTTCAAAGATGCTGAGTCTCTTGAACAAGCTTACCTTGCACTTCAAAAGAAATTAGGTGAACCACGTGATGAAGTACAACAAACCGATGAAGCCGAAGCCGGTGAAGAAGCCGACGAAGAAGTAGAGGAGTCTGAAGAAGAAGAAGAAGCCCCTACTGAAAATCAACTTACTCAAGAACAAGCTGAACAGTTGTTCAAGATGGTAGGTGGTAAGAAAGCTTATCAATCTATGATCAGTTGGGCTGGACAAAACCTCTCCGAAGGTGAGATCCAGATGTATGATTCAGTGATGGGTAAAGGTGATCCTAGTGCTATCTTCTTTGCTGTACAAGCACTCGCTGCTAAGTACGGTGATGCAGTTGGTAAGGACGGTAACCTGTTGACTGGCCGTAGTGCTAGTAAAGAAGACGCTACTTTCCGCAGCCAAGCTGAACTTGTACAAGCAATGAGTGACCCACGTTACGATAAAGACCCAGCTTACCGGCAAGATGTAATCCGTAAACTTGAAAACTCTGATCTTCAATTCTAATGACCACCAACATTTGGGCTAAAGAACCTACCATGTATATTGACAAAGACTACACTGTGCCTCATAACGAACGTGCTGAACTCCTTAATGGTCGCCTTGCTATGCTTGGTTTCGTGGCTGCTATTGGCGCTTACATTGTAACTGGTCAAATTATTCCTGGAGTATTCTAATCATGTCTTGCGGAAAGAAAGGCCACAAAGGCGGCGGTACTAAGAAAAAGTAGTATTGCCAGATCCGTCAATACTGCGCGTGTATTGGCGGATTAGTAGGAGTAAGTAATATAAAAGTTCTTCGCTTTATTATTATGATTCCTGTTCTAACTACTCTATCGGTGATCGCTAGTTGGTATGGTCCTGGCTTCCATGGTAACCTTACTGCTAACGGTGAACGATATAATCAAAACGCCCTTACTACAGCGCACAAGACACTACCCTTTGGAACTAAACTTCGTGTATGTTTCAAGCGGTGTGCCGTTGTTCGGGTAAATGATCGTGGTCCTTACATTCATGGTAGGAATCTAGATCTAAGTAAAGGTGCGGCTGATGCTATCGGTCTCACTGGTTCTGGAGTTGGACAAGTCAAAGTAACTCGTCTTAACTAACTTCAATGGTTACTATTGCACAACCCCAAACTAAAAATCTTTGGGACGACTTCTGCGATTGGGTAACCAGTACAGATAACCGTCTTTATGTCGGCTGGTTTGGGACACTGATGATTCCGTGTCTCCTTGCTGCAGCCATTTGTTTTATTATCGCTTTCATTGCTGCACCTCCGGTGGACATTGATGGCATTCGTGAGCCTGTTGCTGGCTCTCTTCTTTATGGAAACAACATCATATCGGGAGCCGTCGTTCCGAGCAGCAATGCCATCGGACTACACTTCTACCCAATTTGGGAAGCTAATTCACTTGATGAATGGCTCTACAACGGCGGTCCTTTCCAGCTTACCGTCTTCCACTTCCTCATTGGCATCTATGCTTACATGGGACGAGAGTGGGAACTTAGCTATCGACTAGGGATGAGGCCCTGGATTTGTGTCGCATACTCAGCACCAGTCGCTGCCGCCACGGCAGTTTTCCTTGTCTACCCGTTTGGTCAGGGTAGTTTCTCCGATGCTATGCCTCTCGGTATATCGGGTACCTTCAACTATATGCTCGTTTTCCAAGCCGAACATAACATCCTCATGCACCCGTTCCACATGCTCGGTGTCGCTGGGGTATTTGGTGGGTCGCTATTTAGTGCGATGCACGGTTCACTTGTTACGTCCTCACTTGTACGTGAAACTACTGAAACGGAAAGCCAGAACTATGGTTACAAGTTTGGCCAAGAGGAAGAGACCTATAACATCGTGGCTGCCCACGGATATTTTGGGCGTCTCATTTTCCAGTACGCAAGTTTTAATAATAGTCGCTCTCTGCACTTTTTCCTTGCTGCTTGGCCAGTGGTGGGTATTTGGTTCGCTGCTCTTGGCGTATCTACTATGGCGTTCAACCTGAATGGGTTTAACTTCAATCAATCACTGGTATCTTCTGATGGTCGTGTCGTTAACACCTGGGCAGACATTCTCAACCGAGCTAACCTCGGCTTTGAGGTGATGCACGAGCGCAACGCTCACAACTTCCCCCTTGATCTTGCTACACACACAGCCCCGGTGATTGGCTAATGGCTAAACGTGGTCTCTACGCAAACATCCATGCAAAACGGATGAGAATTAAACAAGGGTCTGGTGAGAAGATGAGGAAGCCAGGAAGCGAAGGTGCTCCTACGGCTGCTCAATTTAAGAAGGCAGCTAAGACTGCTAAGAAGAAGTAAGTAACGTACGTTCATCCCTTTCGGGACGCATACCGCCTGAGCATGGAACGGGGCTCAGACACTTCTTTCCTTACAATGACACAAGTCGAATTGGATGCCCGTGTACGGGAGCAGAAAGCTCAACAGAAAGAGCAGAAGCTGAAGTATCGCGGCGTTGCTTACACACCTAAACAGAAATAAACTTTAATAAGGGAATGTCTTATTAAAGGTTCCCCCTCCTATCTTTAATAGTGGGGCTGAAATCCACAGAGATGTGGTTGGAGCTAGGCACCTCAGAGTCGGACCTAGCTCTTATTGGCGTTGGCCTCTACGGAGACAACCTTCGCCGTCTAGACGGTGGGATAGACCACAATAAAAACTAAAACAATTTCCAAACGTTTGGGAGCAAGTCTTATTACTTAACTCCTTTAAAAATGGCTTTTCAATCTTCTGTGAACCCCGCACAACTTACTGTACCGGGTTCTAATAATTTCGGCGCGGATCGCCGTGCCCTTTACCTGAAACTGTTTTCGGGTGAGATGTTCAAAGGTTTCCAGCATAACACTATTGCTCGTGACCTGATCATGAAGCGTACCCTGAAGAACGGCAAGTCTCTGCAGTTCATCTTCACGGGTCGTACTAAGTCTGAGTTCCATACTCCTGGTAACAGCATCCTGGGTGATACCAATGGTGCACCCCCGGTGGCTGAGAAGACTATCACCTGTGATGATCTTCTGATTAGCTCTGCCTTTGTGTATGAACTGGACGAGGTGCTTGCTCATTACGATCTTCGTAGTGAGATCTCTCGTAAGATTGGTTATGCTCTTGCTGAGAAGTATGACCGTCTTGCTTTCCGTGCTATCACTCGTGGTGCACGTCAGGCTAGCCCCATC